TGATGAACTTTCACACGAAGATAACAATGGTTCAGTTGTTAGTCTATCATTCTCGTATGATGCGATAAATTTTGAAACAGTAGAAACTTCTTCGATCTATTCATGGGGACAGACTGACTTGCTGCTCGGTGGAGGAACATCTGGGGCTGAAAACGCCGGTGACACCAACGGGGTTCAATCACCCAATCGAACCAGTGCACGCGGTGATGGAATCAACGGATCAACAGACGCGTCTAAAACAGATTTTTATGATGCGTTACAAAGCGGAAGTGATTCACTAAATCAGGTTCCAAGCAATCTAAGGGGGTTGATTACACCCCCACCAATCGCTGGGGGGTCATTACAGCTTGGAAACGGGGGGTTTATTGGTTCAGGTGACACAACACTGTCAGCTAACATTCAAGGCACCCTCAAGGCGATCACCACGGGTCAAAACATGAAGTTCGGAGGAAGCACAAATTTTCGTGCTTAAGTCTGATCTTGGATTTTTAGTATAAATATGTGTATTAATGATGAAAAGGTGTTATAATGACAATTACCATTAAGAACTTTTTAACAACCCAAAACCAAGCGCTGGGTGAAAGTAAAACCTTGAAGTTTGATCAGTCTCCCATCGAGAACCCAGACCTGAATGAGCGAATCAAGAAATTTCATCTTGGTCTTATCAAAAAGGATTTACCTGAAGTTTATGACACAATTAAAAGAATGGATTAATCATGGAAGAACTCCAAGTAAACAACGCATCGCTTGATCGAAAGATCAAATTAGTTCTTACCATCCTTGATAACATGCGTAACAAGCAGCATGATATCGGTCACGCTCATATCATGCTGGGAGGTGATGTCGGTATCGGTAAAACTTCTTTTATTCATGATCTCGTTAAGATTTTAGGTCTTGATCTGATAATCATTGAGACACCCCATCTGGTTGAAGAACATATCATCAACATCCCCTTCATCGTTGTTAAGAACGGGGTTGAAAAGAAAAATGAACTCAACGCAGTTATGAAAGATAAAGATGGGCATCTCATCAAAGATTTTGATGTTCAATTAGCGAATTCAAATCTCTTTTCACAGGTAAGTCAAGTTAAAAAATTACCTGAGGCGCAGTATAAAAAATCAATCATTGATATCGAAGATAATCTTCAACATATCATGAATGAAGTTGAAAAAGAAGAACCAGGATTGATTGATTCAATTCGAAAAAACTTTGAGGGAATATTGTTCTTAGATGAATATTATCGTCAAACATCCACGCACATTCGTAACATGCTCCGTGAAATTCTTAACGGACGGATCGGACAGCATGAGATTCCTGATAATCTTTACGTGATTTTTGCGTCAAACTTAACCGATGAAGGGGTTGAACCCCCTCTTGACAACGAAGAATGGCAAATGCCTGAGTTTCATGCACCTGAAACTGATGACTGGTTTGCATATTTCATTGCAAAGTATAAAAAAGAAAAACACGGTGTAAAATTAAATGATGCAGTGGTGAAAAAGTTCTTTGAGATCTTTAAGATTGAAGCCAATGAAATGAATATCAGTCATGATGAAATGATTGATGGTGAAGACATTAGAATCTCTCCCCGGCGATGGGAACAATTGATTCTTTACATTTCATCGTCATTGCCAGTTAAAGATGAAAATGATGCCGAGCATCTCTTGCAAAATGTGAAAATTAATTTCCGTGAGTACCAGTCTGGGGCAACCGCTAAGATCACAAAGGTAATTCTTAGCTCGGTGCAAGAACTGATCAAAGAAACATCAGGCATTGATGTATCAGTAACCGCTAAATCTGATGATTGGAGAACAACCCTTGAACACCAGATTCAACAAAAGATCAAGTTGGGAGGTGCTCGAAAATACATCCCGGTGATCTCAGGCTTACCTGGAACTGGTAAAACATCTCATATCAATGATCTGGCGCGTGATCTGTTGATGGTACCGGTGTTTATCAATGTTATGAATCTAAGCGCTGAAGATATCATTGGGCTTCCTCTTTCTAAAACTGGTGATAACAAGGAGATTGATGTTAAGTTTTCAAAGCCTCCGCTGGCGATTAAGATTGATAATGATATCAGAAAATCAGAATCACACCTAAAACAGATTCTTGAAAAGTTTTATTCAACAGCAGTGGTAAAAGATAAGCTTGAAGAGTATAAGACCAAAAAGTTTAAGTATCTAATATTCTTCGATGAATTTAACCGTCCTAAAAACACCAAAGTTTTCAACGCGATTCGCCGAGTTGTGCTTGAAAAATCATTTGGTGGGGGATATGATCTTCCTGAGGGATCGGTGATCGTTGCAGCGATCAATCCCACGAGCAGCGGGACGATAAAGTTTACAAAACACCTCCGAGATGTTCTTGATGTGATCCCAGTGGGAATCAGCTGGCCAAAGTTTAAGAAGGTGTTGGATGAAAAAGTTCAATCAGCTGGAAAGCTTTATGATAAGGAAGCTGTTAACATCGTCAACGATGTTTTTTCAATATTCATTGACCGGTTTAAAGATAGCGCGAGCCGTGTTCCTGATGCAGACAGTCACTTTTTCTTAAATGTCAGCGGGACAACGATGTATGTATCGCCTCGTGAGTACACCGATCTTATCATAAACACGCTTCCGAAGGTTAACCGAGCTTACATCAAAGCGATGAAAGAGATTGATACCGAGGAAGAGGTTGATCTTCATAAGATTGAATCATCTGTTCGGTTAGCGATCTTTGAAGGATTTCAAGATAAGCTCAAGAGCATTGAGATCAAGAGCGGATTACAATGGACAGAATTTAATTCAGTGCTTAAGACTTGGTTCATGGGTTCAGATGAAATCAATGTTGGAAACATATTCAAGACACAGGTGAAAGCGTCTAACATCACCACCGTTCTTGACAAGGCGTTTGATAAGAAAGACGTTAATCTGTTCGATGATTCTGAGTTCTTAGCATACATTAACTCGGTTGAACCGACGGTCTTTCAAGAAGATCTTTACAACTTTTTGGTTGAGAAGCTGAAGCATGACTTTTCTGAATCATTAAAGGTTTCTTGGCCGTTAAAGAAACTAAGCATTAACAAAGCAAAAGTCTTAGTTTCCTTTGAAAAAACAGAAATCACAAAGATTGAGTTTATCATTCGTGAAATCGTTCACGCGTTAACAGCGCATAACATGCCCACTCTCTTCTTTGATAGAGTAAAAGATGTTCTCCTGGACATGCTTGAATTTTTCACCACGGCTGATAATACCCTAACAGATGATGACAGCGTGGTTACTGAGATCGCGACGAAGCTTCGTACGTTCACCAATGAAATCATTAAGCAACGAAAGGGTGGTAAATGAGTCTCTTGGTATCATTGCTTGAAACGATGAAAGCTCGGCCTCCTGGTAAAGTTTCAACCGGAGAAAAGATAAACTTTCTTCAATCACTCGTTGCGAATCACGCGGCGATCATCGCTGAGTGCATTGAAATCATTGATCAGCACCCGTATAAAAAACCAATCTTCAATGAGTTGCTGACACAGATTAACACGGCAACAACCAATGTTCCCCCAGCGATGATTCTTGAGCATAAACCGGTGATTAACTTTCTCAGTGATCTTCAATCGATCACCGAAGATACTCAACGGAGAAACATCCGAGTTCCTGTGGGAACAATTAAGTTTTCTACCAGTGATTGGAAAGATTCTCATGTTAAAAAAATCATCGCACACGTTTCAGCTGAGACTGGAATTCCAGAAAAGGAGATCATTGCTGATATTCAAACGCAAATAGATAAGATGACAGAGTTTCATAAAGTTGCTCCAACACTTTATCATACGATGATCAGCAATGTTATTGAAAACCATCTGTTTAAATTGGTTGAAGACCATGATGTAAAGCATAAAACAGCCCCTCAGTTTTCACGGTTAACTTTTTTGAAACTGGTGGATAAGATCAGGATTGAAAATCGATCATTGTTTCCTCTTCGAAACTTTATCACGAAAAAACCATTAAAGAACTACGGTGGAACAGGAAGAATCATTCTTACCCCTGATGAACGAGTTGATAAGCGCTTTAACAGCATACCTACCGCCGCTGCGACACCAGGGGGTGAATTTATTTTCAATACGAAGTTTATGCAAAAACTGCTTGATTATGCACACATCAAGAATATAAAACCAGTAGGGAAAAAATATGAAAATAATGGGGGGCAATTTCCACCCGAATACTCTTATCTTGAGTTTTTAATCTTACATGAGTTTTGGCATTATAACTATGCTGATTTTGAGACAGCAAAAATTTATGATGCAGATCCTACAATTAGTAACTGGGTGGGTGATTTTCGTTCAAACTACGACTTGGTTAAGCATGGGCATGAACAGATTCCCATTGGATTATTCAATGATAAGGTAAATCTTGATCAACAAGATACATGGAAAGAGATGTATGATATCATCGAAAAAGAATTTAAATCACTCAATATCCATCAACAAACTCAAGTTAAAAAAGCTTTATCAAAGACTGAAGGGGGAGTTCATGATAAGTCGAGTGAAGGCAAACCCGGTGAAGGGGAGTCGAGTGAAGGCAAACCCGGTGAAGGGAAGCCCGGTAAAGGTAAAGGCAAGCCTGGTGAAGGTAAAGGTAAAGGTGAAGGGAAGCCCGGTGAAGGTGAAGGGAAGCCCGGTGAAGGTGAAGGGAAGCCCGGTGAAGGTGAAGGGAAGCCCGGTGAAGGTGA